CCCGTATGTCGATTACCCGCTGGGGGATATCGGCTCTCGCGAGGACTACAACCGCATCGCCGTCAAGACCGTGGGCACCTGGCCCTCGTGGTATTGGTATGATGCCGCGTATCCGCTGGGCATCTTCTACCCGTGGCCCGTGCCCAACTCCGGGATTGGCGAGCTGCACCTGACGCTCAAGCAGCCGCTCGCGCATTTCCCCGACCTGACCACCGATATCGCCATGCCGCCGGCTTATGTGAACGCCCTGCGCTGGAATGGCGCCGTGCGAGTGCGGCCGATGTATGGCTTGCCGGAAAGCCCCGCCGTGGCGCGGCTGGCAGCGGCCTCGCTGGGGGCGGTGCGGGGGCCAAACCTGCAAGTCCCGATGGCGAAGATGCCGATGGGTATTCCGGTGCCGGGGCGGCGCTACAACGTGTATAGCGACACCTTCCGCTGATGCGAGTGGCCCTCAAAACCGGCGCTTACACGGCGCGCAGCGTCATCGCCTCATGCCAGCGCAGCGTAAACCTGTATGGCGAGGCGAACCCCGAGGACGCGCCGGTTCCGTTCACCTACTACCCCACGCCTGGCTTGCGGGCGCTGTCCACGCCTCCCACGGCGGGGCAGGGCAGGGGGCTTTACCGGGCCAGTAATGGCATCCTGTATGCCGTGGTGGGCAACACGCTGTATCGCGTCGGCAGCGATTGGGCGTGGACCTCAGTCGGCACGCTGAGCGGCACGTTCACGGTGCCCGTGGGCATGGCGGACAATCAGACGACGCTGTTCCTGACCGGCGGCGCTGGCAGTGGCTACACCGTGCAGCTGGCCACAAATGCTTTTGCGGCGGTGGCAGACCCGGCGTTCTACGGCTCGCCGCGCGTGGACTTTGCAGACACCTACTTCGTGTTTTCCAAGCCAAACACGGGCATCTTCTACATTTCGGACAGCAACGCCACGTCGTTTGATGCGCTGTGGTATGCCACCAAGATTGGCGCGTCGGACCTGCTGGTTACGGCGGCGGTAGTGCATCGCGAAATCTGGCTGATTGGCGAGCGGACGACGGAAGTTTGGATCAACACGGGCGGTGCCAACTTCCCGTATGAGATCATGAACGGCGCGTTCATTCAGCACGGGTGCGCGGCAGCCTACAGCGTGGCACAGATGGGCGATGCGTTGTTCTGGCTCAGTGAGGACCAGCAGGGCGGGCGTGTCGTCGTGAAGGGCCAGGGCTACCAGTCGCAGCGGGTCAGCACCCACGCGATTGAGACGGCGATGGCGGGCTATTCCACGGTGTCCGATGCGGTGGGCTTCACCTACCAGCAGGAAGGCCATCAGTTCTACCAGTTGACGTTCCCCACGGCCGATAAGACGTGGGTTCTGGATATCGTGTCGGGCCAGTGGCATGAACGCATGTGGCTTGACAGCGACGGGCGCGAGCATCGGCACCGGGCGATTGCCCATGCTTACGCCTACGGCGAGAACGTGGTTCAGGATTGGGAGACGGGGCAACTCTATGCCTACGACCTGAACGTTTACACCGACAACGGCGCCCCGATCCTGCGGCGACGCGGCTTCCCGCACATGGGCCACAATGGCGGGCGCGTGTTCTACCGGCAGTTCCTGGCCGATATGGAAGTTGGGCGCGACGAGGGAAGCACGCTGGCGGGCGCGGGTGGCCCGGCGCTGGGGCCTGATGTGGTGGCGGATACGGCGCTAGGCCCTGACGTGATCCCGGTGTTCCTCGGCGTCGATAACGGCATGGCTTACGTTGCGCCGAGCAAGTTGTATCTCCGCTATTCCGATACGCGCGGGCAAACGTGGTCGAACCCGATTGAGGACGATTTCGGCGCAACCGGCGAGTTCTATAAGTCGATCCAGTTCCAGCGTCTCGGCATGGCGCGGGATCGGGTGTTTGAACTGTTCTGGAGCGCGCCGGTTCGCACGGCCCTGAATGGGGCGTTTGTGGAAGCGGACCCCGAACGATGAGCGGCATCGCGCAGGGCATCCCGCAGCGTCTGACGGCGTTTGTGGATATCAAAACGGGGGCGCTCACTCCGCCTTGGTATCGGTTCTTCTACTCGCTGTGGGAGCGCACGGGCGGCGCGCCGGCTACGTCCACGATTGAGGACGTGATCAGCTGGCAGAACATGGACGACACGGCGGTGCCGACGCCTCCCGAAGAAGCGGCGCTGCTGGCGTTCCTAATGGCGGACACGATGGAACCGACCCCGCCAGAAGATGCCGCGATGCTGGCGGCGGCGATGGCTGACACGGCGACCGAGCCTGAGAATGACCCGGCCCTAGTGGCCCTGATGGTGGCGGACTGATGGCAACGATTTCCCCCAGCTACCTAGGCGGCGGCACCCTTACCACGGGCGCCGTAGCCTATGTGACGGCGAGCGGTTCGCAGACTCTCATCATCAAGAAGGCGATCTTCACCAACACCGACGTAGCGGCGCGCACGATCACAGTGCATCGCGTGCCGAGCGGTGGCGCGGCTGCGGCGGGCAACATGGTCATTCAGGCGTTCTCGCTGTCGGCAGGGCAGACCTACGACGCGACCGCGCTGGGCAACATGGTCCTGACGCCGGGCGCCACCTTGCAGGCGCTGGCCAGCACCGGGAGCGTGGTGAACCTGTTCGTATCGGGGCTGTCGGCGTGACCTCCGTAGAGCCCGTGACGCCGGGCCTGTTGTCCGCCTTCCTCGCTGCGATGGGCGACGCCGAGCGCGCGGACTTGGAGCGGATCGGCGGGCGCGCGGTTCTTGACAACGCGGTGGCGCAGTCGGTCCACACGTTCGCGGGCGTGGTGGATGGCGTGCCGGCGTTCGTGGGCGGCGTCATCCCCGACGACGAGCATGTGACCGGCAAGGTGTGGATGATGGCGACGCCGCAGGTGGAGCGGGCCAAGAAGTTCTATCTCCGCGAGACGCGCCGGCAGGTGGCGTTGATGCTGGAATTGTTTGTGTGCTTACGAACCATGGTGGCGGCGGAATACACGAAGTCGCTTCGGTGGCTGCGGTGGCTGGGCTTCGCGCTTGGCAAGCCTGTAGAGCGCGCCGGGCGTGTCCTGATTCCTGTGGAGCGGTGGAATGAAGTTTAGCCCCGGTCCTGCGTCTCTCTGGGAAACGGCGGTGTTCGATCCCATTTCGGCGGCGATCAGCGGCGGCGTGTCGCTGATTGGTGGCTTGGTGTCTTCCGGGGCCGCTGGGGATGCTGCGGATACGCAGGCTGCGGCGGCGCGGAATGCCGCCGGCATGCAGATGCAGCAGTTCCAGCAGACCCGCGAGGATTTGGCGCCTTATCGAGCGTATGGCGTCAAGGGCGGCGATGAACTGGTCAATCGGCTTAAGGAACTGACGGCGCCATTCACGGCTACGCAGGCGCAGCTAGAGGCAACGCCGGGCTACCAGTTCACGCGCGATCAGGGGCTGAAGTCGGTTCAGTCTGCGGCGGCGGCGAAGGGGCTGGGGCTATCGGGGGCTGCGCTCAAGGATGCGGCGCGGTTCGCCACGGGGCTGGCGGATAGCACTTACAAGACGCAGTTCGACATTGACCAAACGAACAAAAACAACGCTTGGAACAAGTTGCTTGGGCTGACCCAGGTGGGCGCGAACGCGGCGGCGAATACCGGGCAGTTGGGCGTGCAGGCGGCGAACAACGCTGGGAACAACCTGACGGCGGGCGCCAATGCGCAGGCGGCGGGCACGATTGGCGGGACAAATGCCATCGTGGGCGGCATCAATAACGCGGCGAACCTATACGCGACGTATGCGCTGGCGAACAAGTTGGGGGCGTGGCGGTAATGGCTCTTGACCCCAACATTGCCCTACAGGCCGGCACTGGCATTGCGGCGCCCCCGAACCCGCTTCAGCAGTTGGGGCAGGTTGGCACTATCGCCAACACGTTCGCGCAGAACAAGTTGCTTGGGCAGTCGCTAGAGACGCAGCAACAGGCGCTTGCGGCGACGCGGCTCAAGACGCTTGGCGCCATCGCTGGCACCGCTTTGCGCGCCTACGATCCGCAGA